GAATCAAGATCTGCAACAGTGTGTGTATGAGAAATCGGCGCATAAGTTGCGGCGATGTCCGTGATCTCTGAAACCGTATGGGTATGAGATGGAGGCGAAGACTCAAGTCCACTAAGCCTATTCTCTGCGTCAGTAACATTTGCATTGATTACATTTACGCAGTCTTCATGCGTAGATACTCCAGGGGTTGGGTTAAAGGGTGTTTGTGCCATGGCTTAAATTATTTTTACGTTTCCGTTTTCGTCTGTTGATGTTTGTGGTCTTGTCGATATTTTCGCAATCATTGAATCTAAATCTGATTGACGGCGACCTCCTAGAATATTTGAAAGCAGATTTAATATTTCGTTGTCTATTTCTAAAATTTCTTCAGCGTTCTCTCCTAATGCATCTAGAATTGCTTGCGGGTTTGAGTCCATCCATATAGAGTCGTTGCTTTCATTCCAAAATCTTATTAGCTCTTTTATCATTGCACAATTTACATACTTAACTCTAAGAGCTTTCTTTTCTATCTCATTATTTGGATTTTGGATTTCGTTTAAGAGACTCATTGTTAATCTACTAGTGATGCCGATAGGAATAAAGCGTCGACTTCTTCATCTGTTAATCCTAGTGCCGCTTGCATTGTTGCAATGCGAATATTATCACGCCTGAAATTAGGAGCGTGATTCCACCAATCATTCATTTTCTTTTTATCTATAATTTCTTGATCTGTCGTCTCTGGCATACCTTGTATAATAGATTCTACAGAATCAAACAAACCTTCTTCAATAAGAGTGTCTCTCATTTGAATCCTAGTTACAGCCTCAATAGATTCCTCTGGAATATCTTCGAGCTTCCAACCATAAGATTCTGTAGTTAGGTCTCTAACATAATATTGGCCTTCTGGAGCTTCTTCCTCAGGAACAGGTAGGTTTTCTACATAGCTGTAACCTTCTGGGGTTTGAGGAGCCGCAGACTCCCGAGTTAGAGAAGGAGGCAGTCCATTCAAGCTTTTATATACAAGCTGAAGTGGGCTTAATGAAATTAGTTGATAAGTCGTCATTGTTTTATTGATTTTAAGTTACGTCACTGACAAAAAGATATTGATCTGTCCCGTCTGAATACCAGCCGATAGCTCCAACTCCGAGACCAGAAGGTGTGATTGAAGTTATGTCGGCAAGATCGCCACCTAAAACTGTATCAAGAGAGGAGAACACCCAACCACCTACATCATTTTGTTCGATTAAGATTAATCCTGAATCGCCTGTCTCTGAATTTATAATGTTAAAACCAGTAACGTCTTCAGTTAATGTAGTAACTGCATTGCAACCATCATTACAATCCAAGGTTAAGTCTGACGAAGAAGACGATATAACATTTTGCATTGATTTGTACTCAAGACCAGAAATCCTGAACTCTGCATCAGTTGCATTGCCGTTCCATATGTTTCTTGCATCTAAGTGGGTTTGTGACCCGTCGGGTATAAAGGTGTTTTGTGCCATTTTTTATATATTTTCTTTAAATTTTTAGTCAATCACAGGTAGGCCAAATTTCATTGTTATCCCAGATTTCGTTGTTGTACCATGTTTCATCGCAGCCCTCCCGCCAAACGCAATCGTCAGCCCATGCTTCATTATCTTTCCAGAACTCACGACAGCAACCAGTGGCCAAGACGACAGCAACAAACCGTCTTCTTATAGTGTTGCCTAGTAATCTTAGAGTTCTCATTTAGTCTGCGTAATATACTATAGCGTCTCCTGAAAGGTGAAGTGTTGTCCATTGGCCCACAATAACGTCACCAAGAACGATTGTAGCTCCAACGAAATTACCTATACTTCCTTCAGTCCCTGCCATTACTATTGTGTCAGCAAGAGCATGTATAGCCATGAATTTGCCAGACACTGTTTGATCACCTACGAGACGCTCTCCGCCGTAGTGACCTACTTGCTTTAAAAGGGTAGATTGTGTTGATGTTGACATAACAATACATACACAAAAAACAAGATCATGACAAATATTTAAAAGATATTCTGCCTACGTTTTTGTCTTCGTCAGATATAAAACCTTCAACTATTACATTATTATTAACAAATCTAACTAGCTTTAAATCAAAGCTAAAAGTTTTATTGTCTTTTGTTAACTCTATGACGCATCTTTTTTGAGACGAATAAATAAAATCAGAGGACTCGAAAACCTCGCCTTCTAAGTGCTTTGTGGTAGAGTTAGTTCCTATCACTTTTAGATTTAACCTTTTCATAAAAACTAATTACATTATTTTTATCAACTTCTACCGAATGAATTTGTCCTTTTTCGTTTTCAATAAAAGTAAAAGGTGGGCAAAACCTAGTTAGAAATCTAACTAAAGAATTTCTTTTTGATCGTCTTATTAAAGGAGAAGTAACTAAAGTTAGACCTGTATCTTCGTAGATGCGCAAAAAAGATTCACAGAATGCTTCTTGATATTTAGCAATATCATGAACAAATACCACTTTTGTATTAGGAAAAATAAAGTCCATTATTATGGAATCTTTTTCTTTATTTAAAGAAAAAAAAGAATAGAGCACAGCTTGATTGTCGTCATCTAAGCATTCGTATTTGAATTCAGAGTCTCGACAAAGTTCATTTCTGTAATTATATATATAAGAGAGCCTCATAGAAAGGCTATTTTCACTCATTCTAGGCAGAGGCTTAGAGTTTATACAATAATCAACAAACTGAGATTGAAAAACACTATCGGAGAAATCGAGATCTTTAACTTCCATTTACCTTCGCTGTATAAACAACTTTAGACGACTCGGTTAGTCCTGCTTTTCCTAATACGTCTTCACGAACAATCCCTTTAGCTGAATCAGCGCAACTCACAGCCCAAGAGTAGGCGTCTTTAAGTTTCGGAGAATAGCTTTGCTGATATTTGTTTTTTTTATCAAAAACTCTATAAATTGTATCACTCATTTGTTTTATTCTTTACATGATTATACTTTAAAAATCATAGAAGTCAAGTTTTTTACTTTAAAAAAATGAGTTGTTTAAAAAAACATTAAATATGTTATTATATGTAACAAATGGTGTATATAAATTTATGGGTTTAGGGCAAGATAAAATAGCTGCGGAGGTCTTTAATATAGAACCTACAGCAGTCGTGGATCTATTTAGAGTGTATCCTGACATAGTTAATTTTCCAGATACATATTTCAATATGCATAACGGTTCTGTTTTTGGTATTGGTATAACTTGGCAGGGTGAAGATTACATGCCTGTATCCATGGAGTATGAAGGCTTTGAAGTTACCTCTGACGGAAGACCTAATAGACCATTAATGAGGTTTTCTAATTCCCAATACTTTGCCAGCTCATTATTAGACAAATATGATGATTTTTCTAACGGAAGAATACAAAGGAAAAGAACCTTTGTAAAGTTTTTGGATGATAGCAATTTTGAAGGTGGAAACCCTTGGGGCGAATCGGATGCTGCAGCAGAAATATCGGATGATATATATATTGTTTCTCAGAAAAAAAGAGAAAATAAGGATTTTGTAGAAGTAGAATTAACAACACCATTAGATTTAGAAAGTTTTGAGGTCAATCATAGAAGAATTTTGGGTAAATACTGCTATTGGAAATATAGGGGTCCAGGGTGCCAATACCAGGGCAAGCCTAGAGAAAGGTTAGATAGGCAGCCTTTTCTAGATCAAAACAATATAAAAATTGAAGAATCAAATGTGAGCTCCAAAGCAAAGTTTAATAACACATCTTACATTGGCGGCGACTTTAGTTATGGAAAAGCTGGAGATCTTTACAGGCCCACAAAAAAATACTATAAAGGTAATATTATATACAAAATAAACGATAGGGTGAGAATTCAAGATGAAGAAGACCCTAACTCATTTTACCCGCTTTTAGTATATTACGTATGTAAGGCTGATAAAATATCTGGGGAGGAGTGTATAGGGAAAGATCCCAATATACATCCAGAATACTGGGATAAAGATGGATGCTCTAAAACTTTAAGTGCCTGTAAAAGTCATTTCAACGATATAAGACAGGTTCAAGTAGGGGTAAATACAAAAAAATATAGTCAAGAGGTGTTAAATATACAAGAAGCATCTAAAACCCATATGACTATCGCTGCTCCTGACGCTGGATTAGAAGGTCTTTTTAACTGGTCTTTCGGGCTTAATTTCACTGGCGGCAGAAACAAACAGTTTACAATGGCTATCCACCTCCCCACGACAGATGCTTATGAGGGCTTAGGTAATTATAACGAAATACCTAAATATGCGAATATATTCGCTACAGACACCAGAAAATCTAGCCAAGGATTTAGATTGAGTTTTGATCAAGAAAACGGCTACGGAGATCTTGTAATTAATTGCCTGGAAAGAGTTGACGCCACAACATCAAGGCAAGTTGAGTTTTGGCCACTTAGAGCTGGTGGCGTAAAAGAAGGAACATCTTTTGTTCAAGCTCAGGATATCAATTTGCAATCATGTAAGGATCTTATGATAGTTTTAAAGATGCGAAAAACAAATACTGGTTATGTAAAGAGTTTTGATATAGAGGTTTCTGGAATAAATAACGGCGTTTTGTATGAGGAAACAGAACCAGTACAAGTAATTGGGACTAGGGGTGAAGAAAAATTCTTTAATATTAAAAACAGCTTTAACACAAGCGCTGTATTAATGTCTAAACCTAGGAGGTTGGTGTTTTTTGGGGGAACCACAAGAAGAAATAACATAACATCGACAAACGAGTCAAAACTTTTAAATTGGTCGCATAATAATTGTACTATAGGGTCAATCGTTCTTTGGAACAATGATATACCTAATACGATAATTAATAAAATTTTAGCTAGAAGAGTATACAACGATCAATTGAGCTCTGTTATAATAAGAAGATTCAAAGATATAACAAAAATAACCGAAGAAAGAGAATCTATATTAAACAACTGCGTTGCTTACTGGCAAGGAATAGACAATAATATTTTAGTGGACAACATAAAAGGAAATGGAATTAAATTGATGTATAGTGAAGCAGACAAAGTGGCCTTTGCTGGTTCAACGTTTTTTAACAGAACAAACTGGACAAGGGCTACTGTTAAAGACCCACAGTACGAAGAGACTAAGACTATTTCTAGCATATCTGCTAAGTTAGAAGGCTTGACCCAAGTTGAGGAAGACCTGGGTATTCTTCCTTTTGGGGGATTTCCTGGAACAGATGGATACTCATTCAGAACAGCACCTTAAATATGGAAATTTATAAAACAAAACAATTAAAAAGAGCTATATCAAAAATAGCTGAAATATCAGAGAAAAAATTCATTCAGGAAATTTGCGGGATATTAGGATACGATGGAGAAAACTATGTAATTCAAGAATGTAAAAACATATCCGAAAAACCCGCAGAATGTTTTGTTATGGATCCGTTACAGTATTTGCTTTTTAAAGAGCAATACTCTACTATTGCTATATTTCATAGTCACATAGTAGGAGATGAAACCCCTTCTGAATTTGACATAATAATGTCAGAAAATAGTTGTGTGCCATTTTTGATTTACTCATTAAATACTAAAAATGTGTATATACACACACCTAAGCATATAGATGCAGACGAAAAAAGGCTTGAGAAAGTAAAACAAAAAATAAAATGACTAGAGTAAAGGTACACGGCATACTAGGTAAGGATATTGGAGGAGAAATTTTAATGGAGGTCGGCAAAACGAGCCAAGTCATTGAAGCTATCGATGCAAACAGACCTGGATTCATTAAAAAAATAAATAAATTATCAAAAAAAGGGTTTTACTATTCTATAGTAGTTGATGGCAAAAGGATAAAAAACTCACACTCTTTTTTAAAATCCAAAAAACCCCAAAAAATAGACATTGTACCTGTTATATCTGGTAAAGGTGTTGTGGCCTTTTTTACTTTTGTAGCAGAATGGGCGGCGACAAATCAACTGTTGGCGTCTGCAGCACTTTTTATTATAGGTACAGCAGCCAATCTTCTTTTAGCTCCAAATGCTCCATCTGGTCCAGATACTAAAGCTACTGAAGCTAGTACTAGAGGACTAGAAAGATCTTTTGAATTTTCAAATAAACAAAACCTAGCATCTCAAGGTGTTCCAGTTCCTGTGGGATATGGAAGACTAAAAGTTGGATCTCAGATTGTTCAAGCTTGCATAAAAACCTTCCCTCAAAATGTTCAAGCTGCGAATGCTATGATATCAAATCCATTCTACACTCAAAAAGGGGTGGCTCAATCTGACAACAACTCAGCATAAAAAATGAAGCATTTCGAGAAAAAGTTTGGCTTTGCAGGGTCTTCAAGCGGCGGCAGTGGGGGAGGGTCTACCCCACCAAAACCGCCGACACTTAAGCCTCCGTACATAGGATCTTATAAGGTCGGTGCCTCCTTTCAGTTTTCGGAAACTGTAGACTTAATATGTGACGGACCAATAGAAGGGCTTTGCAATAAGTATGGAAGGGTTTTGGATACAAAAGACCTTTTACAGGGGATTTTATTGAATAATGTCCCTGTTCAGGAGCCGATCAAAATTAAAGGTCAGGTCAGGGTTTTGAGTAATCAAGATTATGAATTTGGATCTAATGATCTTTTTAAGGAAAACATAAGTTATCTTTTTAATGACTTAGTAGATCAATCTTTAGATTTACAAAGTCAAAGTAGTAGGTTATTTGATACTTTAGGTGAGCCGCCAAGTGATATAGACTGTAAAGTAAGAACAAGTAGAAGAAGCTTTCGAGGAAGCAGATACTCTTCTAGGAGATCATCCTCTTCTACTACAATTACAGTGGCAACAAATGATGGGAGACGCTATAATCAGGGTAACTCGTATTGTAGAGCTCTGAAGACAAACGTATGTACTACTAGGCGTGGTGGCCGTGGTAGAAGGACAACTTGTCAAGAAAAACAGGTCCTTGATGACAATCAGTTTTACAACGGAGCCGCAAACGGAAGAGGTCGTTATGACGACGAAAATTTACTAGAACAATCTAATTTGAGTTTTGGGAAAAACACCCCAATTTCCTATTTCGCAAACCAAACAATAGACAGGGAGATATCGGTACCTTTTCAGTATAATAGTTACTTCTTCAAAAGGTATGGAGATAATTATGGAAGGGAATATTATATAGATGATACATCTCAAGTAGCACAAGAAATTGCTTATAGGCAAGAAGCGTCGAAGAGATTGGCATTTATAACCTTCAAAAGGTTGGTATCAGGTTGGGACTCTTATGTCAACAGAGAGGCTGATGAATATTATAATTCACAAAAGGTTTTTTTTAGGAGAGATGGCATTTCTTACATAAACAAGAATGGAGTTTTAGGCGGAAACTTAAGAATGGAATACGGCCAAACTTATTCAAACATAAGACAAAAATTATTTGCTCAAAATACAAACGTATGGGAAGATAAATCTTGTTCTTACCCGTATGGTACAAGTAATTGCACTCAATTATACGATTCAGGATTAAATTCGGTATGCCGAAAAGGTACAAGTGAACTGATAGACATAATAGAGAATAAAAACAATAACAGATTTGAATACGAATTTCTTAAAAAACAAATGGAGAGCTTGGGTTGGTCTATGCCAGCAACAATGAGCCAAGACTGGATGATCGAAAAGTTTGAAACAGAACTAGGAGTTAACAACCAAAACTTAACTAGTATAAAAGGAACATCCGAAAGGATATTTTCTTCTCCATTTTTTGCTTTTAAATTGGATAAAAATTATACTATAGAAGGCTATAATCAAAGTCAAGATAAAACATTTGTAGATTCTTTTGGTGTTGTAAAACCTTTTGAGTTTGATATGGTTTCTTCTAACCCTAAAAGCTCAACAAGGTTTTCTGTTAATTTCTTAATACCAATACTAGATAAAGACACAGGAGAATGGAATGGAAAAGTCAAAGGTTTTTATTATTCTCCTTTAGATATAGATACAAAAAGCGTAACAAACAAGGTAGTCTATGATGATGGGGGCAAATTGACTCAGCCGTTTAAATTTAGGTATATTAAAAAAGCAAGTGTTTACGCCACAGCGATAAAAAACGCTGAATTAAATTATTTAAAAACCGTACAAGGTTTAGGCCTATTTCAAAACACATATAAAACGCAAGGCGAGGAAGTAACAAAATTTAATTTTGGAAATGTTTTAGCTGAGTTTAGACCAGGGAAAGGTCCGAACCAGCAACAACCATTAAGCTACTTCAAACATGTTTTCATTGAGCACAGTATAGACAGAAAACTTATAGGCCCATTCAATACAAATGGCAGTAGAAGAGTACAAACTTTACAAAACTGGGACGTTAGGGGCGTAGATAAAAGAAGCACTGGAACCCATAAGTTTAGATCTCTTAGTATAAGTGATAGAGAAGTCATAGACGGGTCTAGAACACAGTACATTAAGTTTTTGTCTGGGTTGGTTATAGCTGGGCAGGGCTATTTGGAAGGCATGACTGTACGAAATGTACCTAGAGAAGGTGATGTCCCAGATATGATTAAGAATTGGACAGTAGCCGTTTCAGAAGGCAGTTTAGATAAAAGGCCTGACGGTAAAAAGCCATTTGATTTCTCGGGCTGGAATAGCTACAAAAAGAATTTTGACGAAAAAGCTCAACCAGTTTCACATATAATAACAAATCCAAACTCACAAGCTTTTTATTTTACTCTAATTATAGAATCTCTTTATGACACATTGCACAGGGATGCATCAACCAGCAGTGGCGATAATCTAGGGAAAAAAATACCAACAGTAGCGAACATAAGAGTGGAAGTCGGTTATGTCGAATCTTCGTCGTCAAACTCAGATGGATTCACTCCTGTTTATGACAGGTTTTTCAGGATAGCTGCTTTGGTCGAACAAAGAGCACCTCTAGATATAGGTAACCCAGATAACAATAAAGCAGTCATTGAATTAGATTACGTACAAGAGCTTTATAAAGATACGTCTGGATCCGAAAAAACATACAAAGGTGGATTGGGCGTTCCTTTTGACCTGCCTACATCTTTAGTTTCAGACGAGACAGGGCAAGAAAAGGTTTTTAGGGATAGATATGTAAAAATATCAAAGCTATCTACAGAAAGTAACTCGACATTAGTATTTAAAACATTAAAATTAAATAAAATTGTAGAGATCATACAGTCCAATATGAACTATCCGTATTCGGCTATAGTTGGTGCAAAAATAGACTCTAGGAGTTTTGAGCAAATACCCACCAGATCTTATGAGGCAAGATTAAAAAGAGTCAAAATACCAAGTAATTATATTCCTTTAAGAGAAGACGGCACGGATAAGAGGTTTTGGGATGATGCTAGTCAACTACAACAACTTGGCAAAGTAGATGACACCTTGATTTATGATGGCGATTGGGATGGTTCATTTAAAATTGGATGGACTGACAATCCAGCATGGATTATGTATGACCTGTTGACAAGCACTAGATATGGACTAGGTGAGTTTTTAAAGCCAGACGACATAAACAAATGGCAATTATATAAAATAGGTAGGTTTTGCGACGCAGTAGACAAAGATGGATATTTTGTTGGAGTTGACACGAATCAAACCAGAGGAACAAAAGATTTAGGGCAAAAAGAACCGAGGTATAGCTGCAATATGATGTTTACAAGTGCATTGAAAGCTTATGATGCTTTAAATATGATATCTTCAATATTTAAAGGTATGGTTTATTATGGCAATTCTTCAGTATCTTTTTCAGACGACACTATAAAAGATCCTGTTTTGTTTTTCAGTAATGACAATGTAGAAAATGGGATGTTTGATTATTCGAACAAAACAAGAGACAAGCAGTATAACGCTATAGAGGTTTCGTATTTAGACAGGGATGATAACTATAGAAACAAAATAGAATATATAGAAGATGAAGAGGATGTGGCTAGAAGAGGCTTATTCAAGACAACCGTAGACGCCTACGGAACGACAACAAGGTCTCAAGCCATAAGACACGCAAAACACATTATGTTTTCAACTACTAAAGAAAACCAGTCTGTTTCTTTTAATACATCACTGCAAGGACTTCTTTGCAAACCTGGAGATTTAATCGTCTTAGAAGACGATCTTAAATCATTAAGCAACAATTTCGGAAGGGTTTTAGATATAGATCCAGTACAAGGCAAAGTCAAGCTTTCAGAATCTTATCCTGATTCTTCTACTTTAGAAAATGAAATTACATTTTATATACCGACAGGCAGACAAACAGTAAAAGATTTAAACGAAGTTACCTCCATAAAAAGGAATAGGTGTTTAGAATTTGAAATAAGTTCTGATAATGCAAGTTTCACAAGTAAAAAACTCGATGGCAGTTATGGGTTTTCTTATTATGCAGATGGATTTAATGATACTGAAGAAAGGTTCAAAAAAGAACAGTACCCCGTATACACAGGAACCCAAAATGGTATTGATCATTTTCTTTGGTATTCGACTCAATATACTGGATGGGTTTTCTCTACTGGTAAATCATTTCAACACGACAATACTTATGACAAGTATATCCAGCAGCAATATTATAACGGTAATTTAGTTCAATGGCTACCTTCATTTAACAAACAACCTATTAGTTGGTACGAGTTTGATTCTAATCAAACAGACGGAAGAGGAGGTTCTTCTCTAAGCCTTAAGGGTAAATTTTATAATTTGTCAGCCACCGATGGAGCTGTCGTAAGCGACATAAAAATAAACGAAACGAAGCAAATATTAGATTTTTCTACTTCCAGTTATGTAAACGATGACTTCGGTTCTACATGGACGATAGACCCAAACGATGAAAACTATAATCTTATGCCTATTATTCCAGAAGGATCTTCATACAGAATAAGAAGAAAAAATACAGACGAACAAGTTTACAAAGTTGTCGCAGTAAAAGAATTAGAAGTTAATAAATACCAAATAATAGCCAACAAGTATGTAAGCGGGAAATATTTAGAGATGGAGAATTTTGCATACAAAGAAATAGAAGACACAAACTCTCCTTATAGAGAAAAAGTTTACGAGTCCGAAGGAAGAACTTTTGTTAAGCTTAAGACTCCCTCTAACTTTGCAGTGTCAAAAATTGCAAAAGGCAACCCTATATCACAAATAAACCTACAAACTTCGTGGCAGGTAGTACCTGACGCAACTGGATACTCCTTAGAGTTAAGGTCGTCAGCATTAGGCGAACCCGTGTATTATAAAGCTCTTACAAATGATTTCTATATAAAAGGAATAAAAGAAAATGGAGGATATCTGCTGTCAGTAAAAGCTCTGGGGCCAGCATACAATTCAACTGTACCAGATGTTAGCTTCTTAAATTCAGACCCAAGAACTAGGTTCTTTAGTGTAAATGAGTTTCAGGAAGATTTATTAACGGACGCATCCTTTGTTTCAAACGTGCAAATAACCTAAAAAAATGACAGGACTTAAAGAATTCGAAAGTGTTTACAGTTACGATCAAAACGATCTGTATTCCCTGGGTATAGGTAGTGGTGTTCATTTAGATGAGGACGTCTTTTTACGTTTTACATTTAATGACAGGCAAGGAGAAGAACTTACTGATAATTCTCAGTTAATAACAAATAATTATGTTAAGTCGGTTATATTTGATATTGCGGACATCAATGACAATGTCATATATCAAAACTATCAAAGCGGCTACTCTACATCTTTGAGTTTCACGAAGAAAGACAACGAGTCTATATTCGGAAAATATGAAAAAGATTTTTGCGTTAATTTCAGGGTAGAAGATTTCACAACAGATATAGTAAGTTCTGGTAAGTATTATGTATATGGTAACGCTTTATATGTATCATCTGTAAAAACATATGACTCTTTAGGTGAAACGGTATTCAACGAACCAATAGGTCCATACATGGTAGCTGAATTTAATAGTGGTAATACTGTCTTTAGCGGCAAAATGACATTAATAGAAAAAGAAGACGACGGTCTTCCTGAAAAATTTGTGATATCTGGAGTGAAAAATCATCCAGAAATGCCCTCTGGATTACAAGACCATTATTGGGAAGCATCTTTAACTTATGATTTTAATGGGTCAGAGTTAGAACCAAACCCTTCATACCCCAGTTATATACCTTCGATCAAAAACACAAGCTCATGGACGTTTTTATTTAACGATTTAAGTCCTAGCGGTTATTTTTTATTGTCAAAAAACGAAAATAAAAAAAACAACCCTTACGGAGTTTACTCAGACTCATACAATAGTGGAATAATAAAACAATACGGGCAAGATCCCTATAAGGTTGTAAGCGGATTAGTAAATACAGACACTATAGCTGTGGAAGTTTCGTATGAAAATTTAAAAGAATTCACAAAGATTCAAGCTTTGGACGTTTATTCTTATAATGGTACAGAATTAAAAGAAGATGAGTTTTCTTATTTAAAGACATTGGATGCAGATCATGCGGAGAATATAAATATAGATAGATCCGCAGGTTTAGTAGATAATCAAAATACATGGTTAAGGATCACTCCAAAAAGCCCATTTGGAACTGGAGATCCTTGGGTGGTTGGGCCTCTGTTGCACAGGCAAACAGGAGAATCTGACACATCAATTGATGTTGATCAAGTCAATATAAAAAGCCCAGATGGATCGGCTAATGTAAACTTCAAGAAGGGTAATATATTAAATATAATAGATCAAGGTTCTGGAGTTTTAGATAGAATCTATGTAAATAAAGAAGAAGGTTATGAAAAAACTATATTTGAATCCAACAGTGGCTTAAATTTTGACTATAACACAGTTCCTGTAGATAAAAATGGAGTTTGGGAAAGAAATTATTTCGAATACTCTCTAACTATGAGCGACGAAAATAATCCATATCAAATAATATCCAAAACAATAAAACTTTCAACTACAGGAGTAGCTACAAGTGGCGCAAACGAAGGTCTACCTTTATTTAAAATAGAAGGTACTGAAGACCTAGAAGGAGAAAGTTTAAATATAACCCCTCTATACTCGGAGAGTGGAGTTAGTTTGTTGGTTAATACAGGACAAAATTATACAACATATAAGTTTTATAAAACGTCTTTCTAGTAGATCATTCCCCCTCAAGAAGAAGGCTTAATGAAGATAAAAATTCAGCCTTCAAGTTCTTAGGCGTTTTATTATATTGCTTCTTAGCTCGTCTATAAACTTTCCTAGTTATAGCGTCTTGAGGATTAATAATTTTTCTTATTTTTTTAGCTGTTCTATTATTCATAGTTTTGTTATAAAATTTGTTGTGTCTTTTAGGAAGCCCACTTTATACAAGAATTTCTCTAGTTTTTTACTGGTCTTGACTTTTGCCGTGCTTGATACAGACATATACTCAAAGCCTTGAGACCTCGCAAATGAGGCGGCTTCTCTAAAAAGTTTATACCCGACCTTTGGGTTCTTAGACAACCATATATACTCTGAAAAGATTTGGACACCAAACTTTATGTTTCTATCTCTTATGAAGGCTATCATTGCATCACAAACACCGTCTTCTTCATTAATCCAAACAAAAAAATCCCAATTAAGAAGAACTTTGTTATTTAAGTTGTTAAGTATTGATTCTTTATCATGAACTAATCCTAATTCGTGGGATTCGTTATAATTTTCATAATCAAACAAATCAAATATTTCATCCGCAGCTTTTTCAAACTTCTTGGGGTCTGTTATTCTTTTTATCATTTAGAAAGTATTCCTATTAGTTTACGTGCTTCTTTAGCTGGAATGTCATCAAATGAAGACCAGTCTTTAACGTCTTCGTTGACATACTTACCATCCTTCCAAAAGTCCCTTAGCTTGTCTTTAAACGAGTCAAAGGAGTCTACACTGTGTTTATCTCTGAGTGTCTTCTCAAGCAGTCCAGAGGGCGTTATGGGCGTGTTACTAGGAGTCTGTGAGGGAGGCGAGTTTTGATTTGAGATTGATCTGTTACCAGACTTATCAATCTCGTCTGCTCCCACAATATGGATGTTTAAAAAGTTTCTGACGCAACGAACAAAGGCTCTGTTGCAAGCGATGGTTTCTAAAAACTTCTCACAAAATGCATCTGTATTTTCTAATGAAGCATTGGCATAATCTTCATAACAAACTTTATTACTTGCGGATTCATAATTGCCAATCCATTCAATATCGCAACGGGCGGTTACATAGCCCTCTTCTACATTTCTTACATCATAACTTACAGAATGAAAACCTCTTAATCTTGCCAAGTCTTTGATTCCTCCAAGCATAATCAAAAGCTGATTATCCCTCAAGCCTTCTGCAGAGCTGGGAGCTTGTTGACCACGCATATCAAACCAACCCTTGTTAGGATACAGAAACTCTGGCTTAATCATAGCCCTCCAATCCACAGAACCATCTTCATTGAAAACGTAGTCTACGCATTCAAGGAGACCATGACTATCTCTCTTGTAAAGATCTGGACCAAAAAGCTTTTTTGCTTTTTGAGTTGTCTTGGTTGTTGTTTTTTTCGCGACTTTTCTTTTAGTTGTTTTCTTGCTCATAAATATAAAAATAATCTAGTTCTTCCCAGTAAGTAGTATTATCTAATATATTATTGTCTGAGTCAAGACCTTTTTTCCAATGAGCTACACTTTGATATACTTTAGATCCTTCTATAACGCTTTTAAATGATAAAAATTTATGATTGAGACTAACTTTTTTAGGCTTGTCTTTGGCTGGATTGTAGAACTCTACATTTTGGTCAAAATACTCCAGCCTTAAATCGTCTAACAGTTCTTCTTTTTTTACAAGGATAAGAAGATGCACTTTATGTTTTTTAAGTAGATCTAAATAACTTTTCGGTATTGTATCTAAAGGCTCATCAACGATAATGGTAAGGCAATTTAAATTGTTAGATATTTTCTCAATAACTTCAGATTGAAGAATTAAATTCTTACAAATAATATTACATTTATGATTTAAACAATAACTCAAAAAAGAGTTCATGTCTATGTTTTCGCAACAATCAAGCCTTATGTTTAAGACAGTGTCTTCCGAAAATCCTAAGTTTATGTAATCAGTAGGTATGATATCAATCTCTTGTTTTTTTATTTTGTTTTGCCTTACAGTTTTAAAGTTGAGATTGCTGTAGTTTTCAAAGCCCAGAAGCTTTAATATGGAAGTGGCAACTTTTTCTGGGTTAATAGTATCGATAGACTCCTTGCTATCAACCAAAGATAAAGAAGGTTTCTTATCCCATTTGGGTTCAAGATTTTCTTTTTTGTTTTTACTCCCCCAGTAAGGACTAGTAATGGAAGAATATATATTTCCATACAAATTAACAACGGGTATATTCTCAGAACTTGCATACTGAGTTAATGCATTATCTATAGATATAAACAGCTTAGACTTAGAGACTATATAACAGTTTTTTCTGAAATCTAAATTACAATAAAAGTGATCAGCATTCATAGCTACCTTTTTATCAGAACCTATAACAACGACATCAATACCTCTGGTTTTCAGTGACGACTTGATGAGGTCTATAACTAGTTTATAGTAATTATAATTCTTAGACTGTATATCTTGCTCGTTATATATAACAATATAATTGTCAGTTTTAATCGGGAAGAAATGTTTATTTACAACAGGCTTGTTCGGCTCTACGCCCAAGTTTTTTGAGTATTCTTTTATTAAGTGAGGCATTTTATTTTCCGTTATGTATATAGCAAGGCACTTTTTGTGTCGTTGTGGCTGGATAATAAGCAGCCTCAAAGAAACCTTCGTGATCTCCAAAACCTTCAAGAGACAAAGGGTTGTCCAGGGCTGGTGTGTATGGTAAACATTTAAAAACAGATGGGTTGTCTTCTACGTATTCAAAATATTCGGGACTAGTAAATACGTAAACATTACAATTATCGTGTTTCTTTTTAAGGTTTGATACAAAGGAGTTAATCATAAGCACATCAGTAGCCGATTGGGGTATTATAATTGCAACCCTTTTGCCTTGATCGTCTTTCGATAAGACATCTTCAAAAGCTTTTGGTTTTTTTAGATTTTCTTTTTTAGCAACGTTTATGAAATGATGGTAAAGTGAGTTTTGATCGACTTGACCATACATCATTTTAGAATACCAAACATTAAAGCCTTTGTCTTTTTTATCAACATCATCATTTAAAATATTTTTATAAAGATCTATGATGAATTCTTCATTAGATAAACCAGTAGGCATTACATAAAGATCGTTATAGTGAATGTTTTTTATGTCTACATTCTCATCTAAAAAAGGCATTTCATCTATTATCGATTCTAATTGTTTGCCTATAACCTCTGTAGAAAAGTTATCAATAACCCATTGTTTCGACTTTTTGCCCATTTCAGATTTTTCTTTATCAGGCATATTGTAAACAGTTTCAAGCATTTCATTAATGCTGTCAGCATCGGTTGAAGCTTTTATAAATTGTGTTCCAGGCTCTCTATATTCATGCCAACTTAAGGGAAGACCCCCGCTTTCTTCAGAACAACTGTCTTCGCCACATGAATAGTCTGTCACCAAGGTGACGAGCTCTGTTAGCTTTGCTTCTTGTATTGGTATTTCTTGCCCACCACTTGTAAAGGGATGGCAATAAACATCCATGAGATTATATACTTCATTTAACTGACTTTCAGAAACACCATGGGATACATTCGTTGTGTTTGATGTGCTTTGACCACACTCCCTACATTTTTCTTTCTCATGGGTAAAGTTTTTGACATGATAGGCACCGCAAGAAGAACAGAAATAAGTAGTGATTATATCTGTATTAGATATATCCTTCTCTTTAAGAAGCCTCATTATATCCCAACCTTCTGACCAGTGAGTATGGAGCAGCAGTTTTGCTTGAGGCTTATCCTTCTTGAAAAGTTTAAACCCGTCCAAAAGGTTCGGAACTGATTTTCTTAATTGGTTTCTGAAAACAAAACCAACAATAAAGTCATCTTGATTAATGCCATGAAATTCTCTTAGTTTTTTTCTTTTTTCATCTTCGAGCCTATAAAAAGAATCTGTATCCAAGGAACCTCTTAAAGTCTTAATATGATCATATCCAGACTCTTTGAATGCTTTTTCAGCAAAAGAAGACCAAACATAATAATGTTTAATTTTAGGCGCATACTCTAAAGCTTGAGGTAGAATTGGCAAGCTATCAAGAGTAGTCCAAACCATTGAGTTTACTTTGTTCCACCAAGGTTTTTTGTTGTAGTCTGTAAATGCCCAGATATCTTCTATACCTATATAAACATCTGGCCTAACTTCATCCACTATTCTATCTATCTCTACAGAACCATATCCAGCAGGTCTTTTTTGATCTTCTGGAAGTGATTCGTAGTTGTCTGGGACAGTACCGTAACATTCCCAAGGAAGCTTATCAACAGAAGGATCGCTGACACGTTTCATGTTTGCAGCTTCGACTATATTATATTTACCAGTTTTATATAAATACTTGAGTATGTTTTTTTTGTTTTTACCAAAACCTGTAAAAGCCTTACAATAATTAGAGTGTATGAGTATGGTTTTCTTTTTCATTACTTATCGTTTGATTTGTTTGATCTGTAAGTAAAAATTTGATCTAGAACATACTTAAAATACTGACACAAGCAATAGGCCTCCGACATTTCAATACCCATTCCAAATTTATTAGATGAATTTCTTGTTATAGTAAACGAGAAGGCCTTTGTTCCGTCTTTTTTGGAATATGGACTCAGAGATATACCTGTGGAATTGTCATCGAAGCTGTGAAAAGCTCCAAACTTTTCGTATTTTTCTATAGCATAAATAAACCCTCCTATTTCAAATTCATTAAACTTAATGATTGCAGATTTGTCTGGGTTCTTTGCGTTCGAAGAAAAAGAACCGCTTCTTTTCTTCGCATTCCAAGAAGCTTGCTTTACAGCGGTCATATAAAGGCACGGCTCATCATTTTTACCCTGAGTGCCAACCCTGAAGCCAAAGGCAGTACCTGTATTTTGCGAATTTGGTTTATAAAATTGAATCATCTTTGCAATATTATATTAAAAGGTTTATTGTTTTCTACTTTACTCCGAATATTTTTCTCTTAATTCTTTGTCAAAATCGACAGGAATAGAAAACATTTCATTTAAAAATTCTATTACCCAAGTTGATGAGCCACTTATATCAAGACACCAGGAAGTCTCAAAAAAGTTTCTGACCAAATAAGTTATTCTATCCTCTCTTGAGTTTTTGTATACGCACTGTTCTATTACGAAGCTATATATTAATTTGCACAGATGTATATTGCAGGATAGTTCTAAGCACTCTCTAATTTCTGTTTTTTTTGCTTCATAATCCAAGCCGTTAATCTTGCAATACTGTCTACAAACATAATTAAAATCTCTCTCTTGGTAGCCTAGATTTAAACACATGATTGACAAGTCTATAATTTGATTGCCATAAAAACTATTTTCATAATTGCAAAATTTGAAAAGACCATCTAAGCTTGTTAGGTTGTCAAAGTCAAGACCGCCATGACAGAAATCATAAGACTTAAACAATTCTTTTGATTTTAATTTTAAAAGGTTTGATGTAATATCATCAAGAACTCTGCACAAATGGTCCAAATCTTGATAAACTTTTATGTCAGACTTTGAAGATTCCGAAAGCTTGTTTATATCGACTTCGTTTATAAGTTTGTCTATGTAGTCTTCTACAGATTGATCTGATACAAATTTTCTTTGATTCATAAATGTAACAAAAAAACCAAATAAGTTATCTAAGACGTACGAAGCCCCAAGATCATATAAATCAAAACCTAAGTCATTCTCAACCAACAGAAAAGAAATTTCATCTCCTATTTTAATAACCCCGCAATCGACAAGACTGCAAATAGACAAGTCTTTGTTGTTTCTGTAGAAAAGCGACTCAGAAACAATAGCATTGTTAGTTGCGTCTAGAGAAATTTTAAGTATATAATCTTTTTCCTCGCAAGACACAACAAAAGAATCGTAGTCAAAGCACGTTTTTAAAGGTAAAACATACTTAATATCTTTATCTATATTATTCCTCTCAAATATCTTGGAAGAGATCTTGTAATAAATATGATGTTTTTCTGTTATTGGAGACTCAAATTCAGAAAAGAATGGTCTGTTTTCAAGCTTTTTATTTATCTTCATTTATACAATATAATAATGTCATATTTGTTTTTTTAAACAAAAAAGCCCGAGGTTTTCACCACAGGCTTTTGTTGTTCAGTTATGTAAAACTATATTAAGAAACAGAACCAATTTTAACTTCCCTAAGTTTCAATCCATAAAGACTTGTCTTGGCAAGCTTTCTTTTAGCTTTTGCGTTTCGATCATAAACAGTAACGTATTGAGGGCTCTCAGCTACAAACTGCGCATTAAGAGCTTCTCCAGCTTTTGTGTAAAGACCGAAGAAACGACCTTTGCTGTTACGAATTTCTGTCATGATTTTATTTTGTTTTGCTTTTGTCATATGTAAGTATATTAGCTGAACTTTATATTGTTGTCAACAGTTTTCATCATTATTTCTGATTTTTTTGAATTGCGCACAATAATTTTTGCCATGGGAACCTGAACTTTTTCTCGGATGTAATTTTTTATGTCTCTAGCATGGAGTTTTTTTGATTTTATATCATTAAAAATACAATCTAGTGAGTTTTGTTTTACCTTGAAAGAGATTTTGTTCTTCGACAACTTTTCTTTTATATTATCGACTTCGAAACTTATTATTTGTTTAATTACAGAGTCGTTTAAATCTTCAAAAACAATAACTTCGTTAATTCTAGCTAGAAGCTCGGGTTTTAATTGCTTCTTTACAGAGTCTTTATACGAATCTTCTCTTTTAATCTCCTCCTGAACAAAGCCCATGCTTTTTTTGGAGTAATTACTATGTCCAATATTACTGGTTAAGATCACTATGGACTTAGAGAAATCTACTTTTTGATGCTTGTTGTCTTCCACGTAACCTTCGTCAAGCAAATGCAATAGCAAATTAAGTATCTGAGGGTCAGCTTTTTCTACCTCATCGAAAAGAACGACGCAATTGGGGTTGTCTTTAACAAATTTAGTAAGCAGACCTCCTTCCTCGTAACCTACATAACCAGAATTAGAACCAATAAGTTTACTGATTCCTGTCTTATCATAAAGCTCACTCATGTTTATCTGTAGCAAAGCTTTTTCGTTACCAAAAAAGTTCTTGGCAATTTTTTTAGCTGCGTAAGTTTTTCCGACACTTGTTGGACCTACAAAAAACATACTAGCTAAAGGTTTGTTTTCTTCTGTTAACCCTACTTTGGCACAGGAAAGTAGGTCATTAATTTTTAATAAAGATTCTTCTTGACCAAAAACTTCAGACTGCATTCTTTTCAAGAAAGAGGAAAAACCTTTGTTGCTTTGCTTGACCTGATCGAAAGAAATATTGCTATGTTCAGCTACTATCTCTAGTATGTCGTCTTTCTTTATTCTGAATGGAGTAGAGTCTGAATCATTACTAATCTCATCCAAGTCTTTAAGAAACTTTGAAAACCTTTCTTTGATGCCGTCTATGTCATCTTCTGAACTTTTAGACAAAAAGCTAACAAAGTTTTTGTGCGAGTCCAGAATTTCAGTACACGGCTTTAGATTTTTAATCTTCACCCTTGAGCCAGCTTGATCAATTATATCAAAAGCTTTGTCTGGAAATCTTTTGTTGCTAATCAACTTATCTGAAAGATCAACGACGCAATCTATAATTGGTTTTGAAAATTTTACATTATGAAACTCCTCATATTTCTTCTTGCAATTGTATAGTATTTTTTTTGTTTCTTCCTTATTCGGCTCTTCAATGTTTATATTGAAAAATCTACGTTTCATTGCACCATCTTTTTTGAATATCTTTTCGTATTCTGAAGATGTTGTAGCTCCGATACAAGTAATTTCGCCCCTAGCAAGTAAGGGTTTTAGCATGTTAGCTACGTCTATACTTCCTTCTTGATTTCCTCCTGCACCAAAAATCGTATGTATCTCATCAAAAAACAAAATCATGCCAGGAGTTTTCTTAGCTAAATCTAGAAGAGACTTAAACTTCTGCTCAAATTGGCCTCTGTATTGAGTACCAGCAAGCATACCTCCTATATCAATATTAAATATCTGACTGCCGATTAAGTTAGTAGGCACATGACCGTTTACGATTCTTTGGACCAAGCACTCTACAACGGCAGTTTTGCCTACCCCAGCTTCACCCGTAAGAATTGCATTGCATTTGTTTTTCTTTGATATTGTTTCTATAAGCAATGAGACTTCGTTGTCTCGACCATAAACATCTGGGAGGCCACCCTCCACGCAAACATCGTTTAAATTTACAGCAAATGACAAGTCAGAGCTTAGTGAGTCCACTGATTCTGTTTGAGCTTGTTTGTCAACAGCAGAGTCTATAAAATCAAAAAAATCATCGTCTTCACTGCTTACATATGTAATGTGTGTAGTTGGTTCTCCTTCTACGAATAATTTTACCTCAGAACGAAACCAATCAAGATCCAAAACAAAGCCTTCAAAAACATAAGGTGAAAAATCAATCATAGACAAAACAATATGTTCTATCCCAACATAGTGCTGATTTAAATCTGTAGCTATAGTGTTGGCTTCTTTTATTACTTTTGAAACCTCTCCATGCCAAGGGTCTGAATTTTTGCATGTAAAAAATTTATCTGAGTTTTCGTTTGAAGCTTCCTCAAGGCGACTTTCTATATCTTTAGTACCAATTACACATCCTATTTTAATGAGTAAACTCCTCATTTCTTCGGACATATTTTTAATACATCCATAAAAAACATGAAGATTGTTTACATTATTATGCTTTAGATCTTTTGCCTTATCAAAGGCATCCGTATAAGCTTTCTTGGCTCTTGGCGTAAGATTATATTCTTTAAATATCACGTTATTATATACACTCATTTTAGTTCTGAAAGTTTCATGTAGATTTTTTCCTGTATGGTCTCAACTTTATCTAAAAAGATAATATCTTCACCAACACTACCAACTATTATGGCAACTTCACCTTTCTTAGGTAGTTTTTTACCAGAGTTTAAATACTCTGTCAATCTTTCTTCTCTATCAGAATCTAAAAACAGACCACAAACATTACCGACTTCGTCTTGAAGTTCTATTCTTGCATATTTATTGCCATTTCTACTTGTTCTCTTGGTGATGTCGAATACCTCTCCTACAAACTTAACACGACTTCTTTCTCTAGAGTTTCTAATATCCTCTGAAGTTTTAAATGAGGCAGAATCACCAGCAGAAAATATCTCCCTTATATTGTGAGAGTAACTATAGCCAAGAAGCTTGCTCTCAAAATGCCAGTTGGCATATTTTATGTGGCTAGAGTTTAGATTGTATATGCTTTTATAAGGTTCGTACTTTTTCTTAAAGGTGTTAAATCTTCTGTCTGCAAATAAAACTCTACCATCGTCTGCTGGGCAGTTTTCTTTTCTACAATAATGTATTGTGTTAAGCACATCATATTCGAAACGAGAACCAAGCTCTATAATGTTTCTTTTTTCCCTGTCTGTTAATATATTAAAAGTCTGAGCCTCTAGGACAAGCCTACATCTATCAGTGGTTACAAAAGAATCCAGCAAACCTGCCTGAATAAAAGCGGACATTGTTCCAATATTAACACCGCAGTCTTTCGCAGCAATGAATACATCATACTTATTCTCAAAAGATGCCTCTCTAAAATCAATAAGAGATTCTATAACTTTATCAGAAACACCCTTAATAGAATTAAGGCCATATCGAATATTCTTACCTTCAATTTTAAAATCAAAATCAGAAAGATTTAGATCTGGGGGCAAAAGCTTAATACCAAAGAAGGACAATTCTTGAGAAATCTTAGCTATCTCTTCATGAGCATTAGGCTCAAACCTAGACATCTTAAGTAAACTCAAGAAAAACTCTTGTGGGTGATTAAATTTAAGGTAAACTGTAATAGCAGCTAAGTAAGCGTAAGAAATACTGTGAGACTTGTTGAATGAATAGTTAGCGGAATCTTCCGCCACCTTCCATAAGACCTCACCGATGACAGGATCTAAATTTTTTTCTTTAATTTTATCTTCGATCTTAGCCTTCCATGCTGGCATGTCTTCGACCTTCTTCTTTCCCACGATACGCCTCAACTGCTCTGACTCGTCCAAACTGAAGCCAACCTTTACAGCCATCTTCATCAACTGCTCTTGATAAAGCGGAATACCTCCAGTATAACTAAGTATGTCGTCAAAGAACTCATGCACAGATTGGAAGTCTCCTGTTCTAGCATAATCAGCATACCTGTCTTTAAAGTCTAAAGCTCCTGGACGAGCAATAGCTACAACAGCGGATAACTCCTCCAAGCTTTTAGGGGCTATCTGTCTGCATACTTTAAAGTTTGTATCTGCTTCGATCTGAAACAATCCTTTTGGTTGTTCAAGACAAGCTAACGCTGCATAGATGCTTTCGTGTCCAGGGTCGATCTCAGAGGCTTTGATTCCAATTTGATTACATGTATCATTAACCACGGACAGTGTCCTCAAGCCAAGGATATCGAACTTAACGCTAAGGCTAGCTACGTCATCCATGTCGTAACCAGAAACTAAAGCTCCATCTTTAGTCTTTTGCAAAGGCATTATATCTCCTTGACTAAAGTAACTAATTGATATTCCAGAAGGGTGAACGCCAGTGTTCTTAATCAGTCCTTCTAATTTTTTTGCAATTTTATATGACCTTGAATTTTTGTCAGCAAATTCTTTAAAAGACTCGCTTTCTTCATAAGCAACATCGAGCTTCGCAACCTTGCCAAAGTGTTTAGGTATAGTATCACTAATTTGATTTACCTCTATTTCAGACAGCTCTCCAACAATCTTGCAACACTCCTTCATGCAAAGCTTAGAGCTAAGAGTGTTTAGAGTTAGGATTTTGGAAGTTTTACCTTCGTATTTATCTTCAATATACTTAATAACTTCAGCCCTCCTATCATAAGAGATGTCATTATCAATATCAGCAAGTAAAGAGCCGTCAAGAAGTACTTCACCATCGTGAAATATTTTCCTTGCTCTGCTTTTGGAAACGAATCTTTCAAAAAATAGTTCATATTTAATTGGGTCAATGTTTGTTACACCTAAAAGGAAAAGCACTAAGCTACCAGCCGCACTTCCCCTGCCAGCACCAGTTGGAATCTTATTCTCTTTGCAGAAATTCATAATATCCCAGTTTAGTAATATATAATCTACAAAACCTAGATCATCCAAGATTTCAATCTCCATCTGAGTACGATCATAATAATCTTTTCTGTTGTCGGCTTTAACGAGACCTTTATCTCTGAGGCCTTGTCGACAAAGCTGTTTAAGAATATCCAAAGAAGAAGCGCCAGGCTCTAATTCTAGATCATGTAGCTTTGAGTCGGGAACACTGATCTCTGGGAGTTTAACTCCTACAGGAAATGGGGTTTTATATCTCATAGTTCTATATCGTAAAGTTGTTTGTGGAATATTTCGAAGTTCATTTCAATATCGTAAAGAGCATCATGAAATCTTTT